TACCGATGGCTGACGGGCCTAAGCTCGCAACCGCGTACTACGAGCTCATCGCCGCCGCTCCTGGCGCGGAGAAGCAGATCGCGGACATCGTACTCCCGGCCGCCGCGGGCGCGGGGTCCGAGGCGGGCAAGGCCGCCGGCGAGGCCATCGGAGCCGGAGGCGCGGACGGCGGGTCGAAGTTCGGCGGGCTCTTCGGGGAGAACCTGAAGGCATCGATCAACCCCACCCTGATCGCGGCCGCGCTTGGCGCTGCAGCCGTCGGCGTGGGCAAGGCCCTGTACGACATCGGGGCTGAGTTCGACGGGATGTCGGACACCATCCGCACCGGCACGGGCGCCACGGGCGAGGCGCTGGAGAGCCTGGAGAACAGCGCGAAGAAGGTCGCCACGACGGTCCCGACCACCTTCGAGGACGCCGGGCAGACTGTCGCGGACCTGAACACTCGACTGGGCCTCACGGGTGACGAGCTTGAGACGGTCGCCTCGCAGGTGATCGCCGCTGGCGATCTCTTCGGGGAGAAGCTCGACATCAACAAGCTCTCCTCAGCGATGTCCGCCTTCGCCATCCCGGCGAGCGAGACGTCCGAGGTCATGGACGAGCTGTTCCGTATCAGCCAGGCTACCGGCGTGTCGATGAACACGCTGGCAGAGTCCTCCGCCAAGGCGGCGCCCACCCTCGGCAACCTCGGCTTCGACGTCGAGGACGTTGCGACGCTGGTCGGCCGCCTCGACAAGGCGGGGCTCAACTCAACGGCCACCATCCAGGCCATGGGGAAGGGCATGGTCTCGCTGGCTAAGGACGGCGAGGCGCCCAAGGACGCCTTCAACCGCGTCATCGGGGAGATCGACAACCTGGTCAAGTCAGGTGATGAGGCCGCAGCGCTCACTCAGGCCGGCAAGATTTTCGGCACCAAGGGCGCGCCCCAGTTCCTCGAGGCGCTGAAGTCCGGCGCGTTCGACCTGAACACCCTTCGAGAGTCCATCGGCGCCACGGGTGACACCATCCTCGGCGTTCAGGAGGACACAGCCGACGGCCCCGAGAAGTTCCAGATCGCAGTGAACAAGGCGAAGCTCGCGCTCCAGCCGCTTGCCGCGACCGTGTTCGATGGCGTGGCGAAGGCGCTCGACTGGATCACGCCGAAGATGGAGGCGTTCATCGCCTGGGCGCAGGAGAACCCCGAGCTCATCAAGGGGATCGCCATTGCCCTGGGTGTCCTGTCCGCGGCGATCTTCGTCGCGGCCGCCGCGCAGTGGGTGATGAACAGCGCCCTGCTGGCGTCCCCGATCACCTGGATCATCATCGGCATCGGGGCGATCATCGCGGCCATCGTCCTGCTCATCGCCAACTGGGACTCCGTATGGCCCGTGCTGGTCGGGGCCTGGGACACCATCGTGGCCGCGTGGAACGTCGCGTGGGAGTGGATCAAGGGCTTCTTCTCCGGCCTGTGGGAGAGCGTCACGACGTTCGTTGCCGGCATCCCCGAGGCGATTATGAACTTCCTGTCCGGGGCGTGGGACACCATCTCTGGTTTCTTCACCTGGATGTGGGACGGCCTGGTCAACTTCATCACCGGCATCCCCGACATGATTATGAACGGCCTTGGGACGCTTTGGGACCTGCTTGGCCAGACGTGGGTGGCGTCCTGGGAGGCCATCAAGGCTATCCTCTACGGCGCCCTCGTGGGTCTCCTGTTCATCCTCATCGGTATCCCTCAGATCGCATGGAAGTTCCTCACCGAGCTGTGGAACGACCTGCCGGCGATCTGGGCCGCGGTATGGAACGGAATCACGACGTTCTTCTCCAACGTGTGGAACGGTCTGGTGAACACCGTCAAGTCCATAGGGTCCGCGGCTGTCAACTTCGCCGTGAGCATGTGGAACGCCATCCCCGGCGTGTGGAACTCCATCTGGAACGGCATCACGTCGTTCTTCTCCAACACCTGGCACGGTCTCCTGAGCACCGCAAGCAGCATTGGGTCGAGCATCGTCAGCTTCGCATCCAATCTGTGGAACTCGATTCCCGGGCTGTGGAACTCAGCGTGGAACGGCATCAAGAGCCTCGTGACCAGCGCCATGACTGGGATGTGGAACGGGGTCAAGGAGATCGGGTCAAACATGCTGGACTGGTTCCGCAACCTGCCACAGAACATCATCAATATGTTCTCCAACGCCGGCTCGTGGCTCGTCAACGCGGGAAAGAACATCATTACCGGGTTCCTGAACGGGCTGAAGTCTGCCTTTACTCAGGTGCAGGACTGGGTTGGGGGAATCGGTAACTGGATCGCCGAGCACAAGGGTCCGCGCGCCTACGACCTCCGACTGCTGGTCCCCGCCGGTGGCTGGATCATGGATGGTCTTCAGACCGGTCTGCGCGGCGCCATGCCGGAGCTCGAGCGGACGATGCGGGACATCACCAACGGGATCAGGGTTGGGTTCGAGGATCCGGCCGCGCGCACGGCATGGAAGGTCAGCCGCGGCTTCAACCCCGACGTTGAGCTCGGCGCCGCGGCGCCCGGCGGTGTTCAGCCCACGATCAACATCACGAACAACTACCCGCAGAAGCAGGAGGATTGGAAGACGAGGAACGACGTCGCGCAGGGCATCGCACTGGCCCTGTCCTAATAGACTGGGGACATGCCCAACGACACGTACTCAATCGACGGCGTCCCGCTGGATGACCCGGCGGGACGCTGGCGACTCACGGCGAAGACCGAGCTCCCCCAATGGGGGTCGATGGTCTCGCCCAGCGTCAAGGTCCCTCGCTACGACGGTGTGCTTGCTTTGGCCCCAATGGCAGCCGGAGTGTCCACGGTGAAGCTGGAGCTGCTCATCCTCGCCGCCCACCAGACCGCCGGGCTGCGCACCCTGCGCCGCATCACGGGCGGCCGTACACTGCACACCATGGGCTGGACCCGCCGCGACGGCGAGGAGCTGGAGGCCCTGGTGCGCGTGTCGAGCTCGGTCGCCGCCAAGCCCACGGGTGTCGATGGCGACCTCCTGGTCTCCTTCACCCTTGAGGCGGTCGCTGGCGAGTGGCGCCGCAAGACCGCCGAGCGCGTCGATGCAGTGACGAACGGCCGCAAGTCCTTCCCTATCGTCTCCGGCAAGGACGCCATCGCCACCCACATCGCGGTCAAGGCGGATACCGACGGCGGGACCGTCACGGTTCGCGACACCCTTGGGGGCTCGATCCTGAGCGTCGGCCGCGTGCCAAGTCAGCAGTGGCTCATCATCAACACTGAGGCGTGGGACGTCCGCTCCGTGCCGCTGGGCCGCGAGACCAGTGCAGCCGACGCGGACCCGAACAGCCTGCCCGTCGCTCAGCGGTCGGTGCCCACGCTGTCGATCTCCCCGGGCGGGTTCCGGCTCGTGCAGCGGGATAACGGCGATGGAGTCATTGAGGTCAACGGAGGGTCTGCGATCCTCTGGTGGAGAGGGGCGTACTGACTATGAGCATCGGAACTCCGAAGATGATGCTGCGCGCCGCGGCCTACGGCGCCTACGGCGGCGACCGCATCGGGGTGCTGCACCACGCGACCAAGATCAGCCTGACGACCTCGGTGTCGGGGGTGCCCACGCTGCGCCTGACTCACACCGAGGAGCCGAACCCGGCGCTGGAGGAGGAGAACGAGATCGCGGTCGAGGCGTCTCTCGATGGTGGCCGCTCGTGGTTCGAGCCCGCCGGGGGCCGGTTCCTCATCCGCAAGGCGACGTGGAACCTCCTGTCTGATGGCACGAAGTCACGCACCATCGACTGCGTGCACATCAGCGCTCGGCTGAAGCAGGCCCTCGTCTGGGAGGAGAACTTCAAGCTGCGCCGAGACTACGACAAGCCGGGCCAGGGTGTCAGCACGACGGACATCCCGGCCGACCTGTTCATCCAGGTCTGGCAGGCGGCCCGCAACCGCGGGTGGGGCGCCGGCCTCTCCTACGAGGGGGCCGCCGCTGCGGACGCCAACGGGAACAGCTGGTCGAAGTTCCCCAACGTCAAGGGCATGGAGGTCAAGTGGTCCTCCACTCTATGGCAGCTCATGGAGACGTTCCAGAAGATCGGGGCTCTACTGCCTCGCTGGGAGGGGCGCAAGCTCCTGCTCGTGCCTCCCGCGCGCAAGCCGCTGGAGTCGCTGCACCCGAAGCGATGGCCGGCCGGACGCTCCACCGGGGGAACCAACTCGCTGTCGTGGGCGGACATCGCCACCCGTATCCACGTCCTGGGCAAGGACGGCAAGCGGTACACGGTCAACGTCCCCACGGATGAGAACTTCAACCCGAGGGACACCAGAGAGCTATCACTGGAGGCCAACTGGGTTGACTCCCAGAACACGGCGGAGTACGCCGCGCAGGAGGCTCTCGTAGAGCGCTCCGCTCCCAAGGAGGAGATCGTCCGCGACTGGTCGGCCGACAAGCCTGGGTGCTTGATCCCTTGGCAGGACTACAACGTCGGGGACTGGTTCTGGGTCGAGAGTGCTGCGGGCAAGGATCAGTGGCTGCGCGTCACCTCGATTCAGATCGACTACGCCGAGGGCCACTGCTCCGGCTCCACCATCTTCGGGACCCGCATCGCGGACGGCCAGACTCGGCTCGCGCAGTACATCGCGGCGAACCAGACCGGAACGGCCCACACCTCGACGTCGGAGCGAGTGAGATCACGCTCCACAAATCCTGCGGCTCAGCGCCCGGGCGTCATCGCGGCCGACACGGTGTCGGTCATGGGCCGCGTGGACGAGACAGGCACTGGCCTGGCTACGTGGACGACCATTTCTTGGCCGGCCCCGAAGTACACCTCTGACGGTGCACCTCTCACCGCCAAGATCAGGGAGTACGAGGTCCGTATCGCTCGAGTGGTGAACTACGAGAAGACGGGGCTGAAGGACTGGGCGCAGACCGCGGTCCTCTCGACGTCGGCCAACTCCGTAGCGTGGGCTGACGCCGTTCCAGGCGAGCGGTACCTGTTCTGGGTGCGCGCCATCACGGAGGAGTACGCGGAGGGCGACTGGGACACGGAGAAGCCGCCTCCGGTGCTCCTGCTGGAGTGGCAGATGCCGCCAGTGCCCACCCCCTTCAAACCGAAGATGTCGTCGCAGTTCGGCGTCGCGTCTGTCGGGCTGGATGATCGCACGCTCGAAGAGCTCAAGCCACCGAAGTGGTGGGTGGATAAGTGGCAATTTTCGCTGGTCCCCGCGAGTTCGACCGAGCCGCCCAGCGGGTGGGCCGTGATGGGTACCTTCAGCCGGGAAATCCGGCAGACTCAGTATCAGTTGCAGACCGGGGTCAAGTACGCGCTGAGGGTCCGGTACGTGGCCTTCAACGGGAAAACCGGAGGCTGGTCGCCGCCGAACATCCAGACGGTGAACTCTGCGATCAACCTGGATGAGCTGGCGAAGAAGATTTCTGGGTCGCAAGAGCTCCTCGAGGGCGCTAAGGCCGCCATCGATCAGGAGCTACAGGCCACCAGAGAGGCACAAGGGCGGCTTGCTGGAGCGACGTGGGGCGGGCAGTTCCCACCCGACGAGGGCACGCCAGGGGAGTCGCTGTGGCTCGACCCGTTTGGTGACGTCTACCGGATGAAGAGCCACTACTGACCGATACGCTAGAAGCACCTACTGACAGGAGGAACCATGACCAACTCCGCTGTGACCGATGTACAGTGGTCCCCCAACTACTCCAGCGGCCGCCCCTATGGCGACCCTGACTCCATCACGATCCACCACTGGGGGGTCGATGGGCAGTCTCACCAGAACGTTGTGAACTACCTGTGCCGTGAGGACGGCAACTCCAGCGCTCACTACGTCGCCTCGGCCGGCCGCGTGACTCAGATCGTCCACGACTACGACCGTGCGTGGCACGCCGGCCCCGGCGGTAACCCCCGCTCGATTGGCATCGAGTGCCGGCCGGAGATGACTGAGGGTGACGTGGCGACCGTGGTCGGCCTGATCCAGGCCATCCGCGCCGAGCACGGCCCGCTCCCCATCGTGGGTCACCGCGACTGGATGAGCACGGACTGCCCTGGCCGCTGGTACTCGCACCTGTCCGAGCTGTCCAACGGCTCAGGCTTCGGGGCGGCTCAGTCGCCCGCTCCGGTGAAGGATGAGAAGCCCTACACCGGGAAGTGGAACGCCTCTGACGGCCAGGGCGAGCTTCGTGTCTCCGGCATCTTCGGCATGGCGACCATCGGCCGGCTTCAGCAGGTCATGGGAACCACCATCGACGGCGTGCTCGACGAGGACGGCTCCCCCGCCATCGAGCGGTTCCAGACGTTCCTTAACTCCGCCGTGCATGCAGACACTCAGATCGCGCTGAACGGGTACCCGGCCCTGGAGACCGACGGCATCCTGGGCCCGAACACTTGGCGCACGTTCCAGTACCTCGTGCTCGCCTGGCACAAGGAGTACGTGCCCGCTGGATGGGACTTCGCTGACTGGGTTGACGGTGAGCCCGGCACTGCCACGATCGGGGCGCTTCAGCGGGCGTTGAACGTCTCCAAGTCGGGCACTGGCAAGCTTTGGTGACCCGGTAGCCTGTCTGTATGGCTGATACAGACAAGACACCCGAAGCGCCGTCCGCCATCGAGGTGGGCGGCGCTTCCGTACCCTCGCAGATCACGATCAACATCGGAGGCGCCTCGGCGACCCCCGGTCCGCAGAAGCCAGTTGACCTCAGCGGCTACGTCCGCAAGGAGGAGCTCCCGGCCGCACCGGACCTCAGCGGCTACGTCCGCAAGGAGGAGCTCCCGGCCGCACCGGACCTGAGCGGCCTGGTGAGGAAGACCGAGCTCGACGAGACGCTGAAGGGCTTCACCAAGGCGTCCCAGACGGCCGCGATTGCCGACTCCATCCGGGCCACCCGGGCCAAGGCGGAGTCAACGGCTGCGACGGCGGAGGGGATCGCCAAGGATATCGCCGCTACACATGCCGCGGTGGTGGACCTTACGAGGCAGCCGCGCATCGTGCGCCTCGACACCGGAGCCCCGGTGCCGGCCGGCACACCCCGCGGCGCCCTGATCTTCCGCACGGACAAGGTGCTGACCACCTCCGACCGCGAGTTCCCCCCGCTGAACGAGTGGTCGCTGCTCAACGTCACGGCCGAGCCCGACGGTTACCACCTGCCCGGCGTCGGAGGCACCATCGTCCCGAAGGTGGACCAGATGAAGCCCTCCGACGGCCAGTGGGAGATCACGCTCACCTACACCTGGCACGGCAACTTCGGTGAGCCGGAGATGACGTCATACGTGTACAACGGACGCACCTTCGAGGAGTTCGGGGTCACCAAGCTCGACCAAGGAGCCAAGCTTGCCGACTGGACGCTTAAGGCCGGAGACCGGGCGACCGCGAAGCTGACGGTGACCCCGAAGAACGACGAGGGGGCCACCCCGCTGTGGGCGCCCTGGATCGAGGCGCCGGCCAACGGCTTCGTGGTCCACGACATCACGGTGCGCCAGGTGGCCTAGACTTGGGGCATGGCCACACGATCGATCACTTTCATCTCGCCTGCGGCGGGCTGGGTTCAGGTCTCCCCTGTCCTGCCCGCCGCAGGTGGCGTTGACGTTACGAACCTCCCCGACGTGGCTCTTCGAGAGACGCCAGGGCGAGGCACCTATTCCATCACCTGGGACGACGAGGACTGGAGCTACTGGTCCGCCTCCGGCGCTGTCTCCGACGGCGGCTCGGTGCAGACCACCAGCGACCTGACTCCTGACGGCATTCAGGCGATGCTCGAGGCTTCGGCCGCGAAGACCTCAGCCAAGCCGAGCGGCGGCGCTGGCTCTCCCGGCCCTGCCGGTCCGCCTGGACCTCCTGGTGCACCGGGCGCCCCTGGCCCGGACAACCTGCGCGTGCTTGATAAGACTCAGCCTGTCCCGCCGGGCACGCCGGCGAACACCGTCCTGGTGAGGAAGGTGGGATGATGGCCGACTCAGTTCTCCCAGTCTTTGGGTCCTGGTGGCGCTCGGCCGGCACTCGGCTCGGCGACGGAGCTGTCCTGCCCGATGGAGTGACCTCGACTCCCTATGACGGCTCCGCTGTTCCCGTTGGGAGCAAGCGCTGGAGTGCCGAGATCGTCTACACGGCCGACTCCCCCGTCGCGCTGTCGATCAGGCACAATCACTTCAACGCCGGCAAGACGAAGATCAGGCAGACACTGATCGATGACTTCCCGCTCGCCGCGGGCACCGGGGTGTCCCGACGCATCGACTTCGTGCTGAATGACACCGAGCAACCGAACTGGCTCCCGTCGATCGGTGCGGTCGGTGGGCAGATCAGCTTCTCCTCGGTGAAGATCTACGAGACGCCCGCTCCATCCGGCCCCACCATCACGGTGTGGGATGGCACCAAGGAGGTCCCGGCCACGATCTCGGTGTGGGACGGGCGCAAGGAGGCCGCCTGCACCGTTGAGGTCTTCAACGGCTAGACTGGTCCTCGGCCCACAAGGCCGAAAGGAGGAAACCATGCCTGGAAAGCACGCATCCGGTAAGTTCACCTTCACCGCGGAGCAGCGTAAGGCCGCCTACGGCGTCATCGCTGCTGTCTTCTCCCTGGCGGTCGCCTACGGCGTCATCACGGCGGAGAACGCGGAGGCAGTCATGCGCGCCCTGGAGCAGCTCGCTCCGGTCGCCATTGCACTGTTTGCCCGCCACCACGTCGAGACCGAGTGAGTCCTTGGTAGGATGATCTCGTGCTCCTCTCGGGGGCTGGGTTGGGATGCGAATCGCCCTCACTGCTAAGCGGTGGGGGCGATTCGCTACGATGGGGGTATGGAAGACCAGCCCAAGATTGACGCCGCCGATATCATCAACCGCCTCTCCGCCGAGCTCTCGGCAATGACCACGCGAGCCGTGCTCGCTGAGTCCCGCCTCGCCGAGAAGGAGCGCGAGCAGGCTGGGGACAGCACGGAGTCCTGATGGGGAAGCAGCAAACATCCCCCAAAGGGAGTGTGTGGGCCGAGGTCGAGGGCGACCCGGCCCTCTCCTCTGCGGCCAAGCTGGCGATCGCCACGCTTCAGGCCGCGGGGAAGGTCCCCGTAGGGACCAACCGCATCATTGACGCCGGCGCCCTACAGGACCCGGCTGCGCGCACCATCGCAGCCGGCGTGGGGCGCTTCCTGAAGATCGAGGCCGACCAGATCATCGCTGGCTCCGGCAACTTCGACGAGGCCGTGGCGAAGAAGCTGTGGTCACAGATCGTCACGGCCAAGGAAGGTGTGTTCGACAAGATCAAGGCGAACATGCTCGCCGTCGGGGCGCTCGACGGTCAGCAGATCACCGGCGCCACGATCCGCACGGCCAACTCCGGTCGGCGCGTCATTCTCGACGCCAACGGACTTCGCATCGAGGGCGGTCAAGCGGGAGACGACGCGTTCCGCATCGACGCCGCGACGGGGCGCGTGACCATGACCGGCGGCATCGTCGCTCGGGACGACTGGTCTTGGGTCAATTTCTCGGACTGGTACCTCCAGAACAGCGATTCCGGGGCCGACCTCGGGATGGGGATCGGGTTCAACCGATCCGTGTCTCCGGCTCCGTTCCCTGGCGGCATCTACCTGTTCAAGGACAAGGGCGGCACGCTGGGCACCGCAGTCACGCCGCCGCACTACGCCGGCCGGCAGGCGGGCCGCCTGGAGATTCAGCCGGAGAAGCTGACCTGGGGTGGCGACGAGTCGAGCATCTACATTGACCGTGAGGTTCTCCTGTTCAAGGCCTCTCGAAGCAGAATCCTACTGGAAGCGAGACCATCATTCGCGGCCTTTTCGTCAGAGTACAGCCGCACGCGGCTGTATCTCGGGGGCTCTGGCACCGGAGCGTTCGCCCACCTCGGGGACATTACCAGCTCCGCTACGGGACTCACAGTGGCCCACGGGTGGGCTCAGCTGAGCACCCTGGGCGGGTTCAAGACCCAGGGGTACTTGACCATCAGCGGAAACTCAGCATCCTTGTGGTCAAAGGAGGGCGGCCACTTCATCAAGGTGTCAAACAATGGCCTCACCTCGTCGGGTAGAACCAAGCAGTTCATCATGCATGTTCCGAGGATGTCGAGCGAGCGCGACGGGCAGATGCTCCGCCACAAGTGCACCGAGTCCCCCTACGACGGCATCGAGTACTGGACGAAGCTCACCCTCGACGAAGCCGGGGAGGCATCTTGGGACCTTCCCGACTACGTGCCCGTGATTGCTTCCCGCCGGGCGCCTTGGGCGGTGCTCGCCACCGCAGACCGCGGCGCGGTGAACGCGACACTGGATCGGGGCGAGTCGCTGTACCGAGTCCACGTAAAGGGAGAGCCCAGGGCAGAGGTGTCCGTACTTGTGAAGGGTGCGCGCATCGTGGAGATGGAGGGCGCAGCCGGCGGCATCAGTCGTTGGGAGGACCTTGGGGATGAGAGCCCCTGGGTCGAGAACCCCGTCGCCGACGAATTCAACGCGGGGTCCTTCCCCAAGCACGAGAGCGGAGAGATCATCTGGTGAGGACGATATGGACCTGATTGAAATCACGCCGCACGTGGTGCCCCTGCTCACCGCGATTGTGGCGGCTGCGGCCGCCATGGGCGGAGCGTCCCTGACTCGCAGGACTCAGCGAGAGGCGAGCAAGGTACAGATTCTCGACATTACCGTGCAGCACCTCGCCGACCGGGTTGAGGCGCTGGAGAAGTCGGTCGCCGTTGCGGAGTCCCGGCGCGACGAGGCCGTGGAGTCAGAGAGGGAGGCGCACGCGGTGAAGTGGGTAGCCATTGACTACGCCGGCCGCCTTCTCCGGTGGGCTCGAGCTCGAACGGACGACACCCCTCCTGAGCCCCCGGCCGAGATCGAGAAGCACCTGTGAGACGAAGGACCCGCTGCACCACGTCGGTGCAGCGGGTCCTTCGTCTTCCTGGGGTGTCAGTTTTTGGCCGGGGGCTCAGTGAAGAGGTAGATGGTGTGGGCCTCACGGTAGCGGGGGTGGCTGGGGTCCCAGTAGGCGCGCTTGGGCAGGGGGCGGGCCTTGCCTCGGGCGGCGCGGACGATGTTGAGAATGACGCCGGCGACGGCGGCGATGACGAAGGCGGTGATGGCGAGGAAGATGAGGGCGAGGAGGACCATTGGTCTGTGCCTTTCGGGGTTGGGTCAGCGGTTGTTCTTGAGCCGGCGGGCGAGCCAGGCGCTCAGGATGAGGGTGGAGATCAGGGTCCCGAGGGCGAACACCTGGGTGATCGCGGTGGGGGCAGCGGCCATCAGCAGGATGGAGACGCATAGCGCGAGGCCCGCGATCCAGCCGGCGAGGCTGGTGCCGAGGATGAAGTCGGTGCTCTGGTTCATAACGTCGCGGTCGAGGTCGTTGGTGCTCATGGGTTGGTTCCTTTCGGGTCAGCTGCGGTGGCTGAGGGTGATGTCCATCGTCTGCATGATCTGGAACGTGTCGTTTGCCATGGCTCAACTATATGCACGAGCACGGCGGCCACACAAGTTCTGTGGCCGCCGTGCTCACGTGATGCTCGTCACCAAAGGCGCCAAGCCAGCGCATCACCGTCCTTCACCTCGAAGCTCAGGACGCTCGACTCCGTTGAGTCTCCAGAGATGTTCGTCCACCAGTCCGACCCACGATCTGCCGAAGGGCAGGAGATCACCCACCGGCCGTCGCCGACCTGGCTCACCCCGAAGTTGTGCCAGTGGCCGTGAACCAGCACGTGGGCGCGCTCTAAGCCACTCCTGCGGCCGAACGCCTGGCCCCTGAACCAGTCACCCACCTTGGACTGCCGGCCCGCCAGATGGCCGTGTGTGAAGCCCACGGCGGTGTCCCCGACGTTCACGGTCACGGACTCCTCGTAGGGGAGTGGCCGAACGAACTCGACATGCTCGAATCCGGGGCGGCCGGCTATGACGTCCTCGACGTTCTCCGAGATCATCAGCCCGAAGTCGTCGAACGGTGCGTTGGCCTGCTTGCCCTTGCCGAGCCCGGTGCGGACCTGGCAGTGGTTGGACGGCACGGCGACGTAGACGAGCCGGCCGCAGAACGGAGCGAGCTCTGCAACCGTCTCAGCGAGGATGCGCTGCGCGACCCTGATCTGTGTGGTGAGGGCGACGTCGTTCGTCTGAGCCTGGCTGGGCACGTTCCAGAACCCTTCCGTAACGTCCCCGACGTCGGCCAGGACAAGGGTTGACAGACCACCTTCCTGGATCGACGCCTTGAACGACTGCACCGCGCTGCGGACCCGAGCGATCGTCTCGGCCGTCCCGCCGCGGGAGCCGACCTTGCCGATCTGGAGGTCAGCCAGGCAGAGCACGGCGTGCTTCTCCGGGGCGAGCGGGTCTCGCTCCCACGCCTCGGGCTCTCGGCCGAACACCGGCAGCAGGTCGTCATAGGACAAGCGCTTGGCCTCGGCTGCCTCTACAGAGCCGGGCTTCCAAGTGATCTTCTCGTAGGAGCCATCGGGGAGGCGGATGGTCTTCCCCCGCTGCACAATGGCGTCCACGGGGACATCGCTGAAGAATGCGTCGTGCCCCTGGTCGGGGGCTCCTCGGCGCTTCAGCTTGGCACGGTGCCGGCGCACCGACGCCTCGGAGGTGCTGAACTCGTCCGCGATCTCTTGGTTGGTGCGCTGCTGCTCGTGGGGCAGCAGGTCGTTGGCGATGATCGCCTCATCGAGCGGGGTCACTGGGCAACCTCCAACCCTCGCTGTGCCAGTGTGTGGACGGCGAATCGTCCCTGCTGAGGCACCACACCATTTCCCAGGATTTTGATTTGGGCAGAGCGCGGTATGGACCGGATTCCAGTCACCCATCCTGAGGGAAGGCCCATCAACCACTCGCCGAACCGTGCCGAGAGCCGGCGCCCGCCTCGGGGCGAGTCCTCCTCGGGCTCGGGCATCGCATGCCCGGTGATGCTCTCCCACAGCCTCATTCGCACCCCGAACCCCCCGAGTCGGGGGTCATGAGAAGGTGAATCCGGGTCTGAATGTTCAGCCCGCCTGTTCCATGATTCCCGGGTCCGGTCGAGGAGGACGCCGAGAGCGTCGGCAGCAGAGGGCCTGAAGGCCAGGACGAAGAGCCGCTCGCGGCGGTGCGGGGCTCCGACGTCGGACGCTCGGACAGAATCCCACACCACGCCGTACCCGAGGCCGGCCAGGTCCGTGACCACCCTTCCGAGGGCAGGAATCCCGTGGCCCCCTCGTGCTGTGCGTGCTCCTGCGACGTTCTCCCAGATGACGACATTCGGACTCAGCTCCTCTGCTGCTCGATACATATGTGACCAGAGACCGGAGCGAGTGCCCTCGGCCATGCCGGCCCTGCGGCCGGCCACTGACAGGTCCTGACAGGGTGTCCCACCCATGAGGACGTCCACCCCCGGGGCGGACGACCAATCGATGCGCGTCATGTCCCCCAAGTTCGGGGAGCAGGGGAACCGGTCTAGCAGGACCCGGGAGGCGTGCGGGTCAACCTCGGAGACCCACGAGGGGTGCTTGTCCCCGATGGAGAGACTCAGGCCGCCGTAGCCGGCGCACAGCTCGGCAGTGCGAAGGGGGTACCTCTCCCACTCGGGAGCATTAAAGACGCGCGTCACCGGGTGACCCCGGCGATCTCCCGCAGCTCCGCCGGGCGGTAGCCGCTCAGCGTGCGGACAAGAATGCCTGACTCGTCACGCACCTCGACGATGGGTGCCGAGGTCATGCCGAGCGCCCGCGCGTTGTTGAGAACGCGCTCGGCCTCGAGACTGCCGTCGTCGAGTGGCCGGGCCACGTAGGAGGCCCCGAGCTTGTCGAGCGTGAGCATGGTTAGCCGGCAGGGCTGGCAGTTTGGTTGGTGAAAAACGGTGATGTGCTGCATGGTTCCTCAGGTTAGTCTCGCTTGCCGGCAATCTTGCAGATCCCGCGAACAAGCTTGGTGGATGCGTCGGACAGGCGGGTGTGGAACCGAGCTACCCCGATCTCCCGCCCCTGGTCGGAGATGATGATGGCGTTACGCGCTCGGCTGTAGTCGAGGGTCACCTCGCGGCTGATCGCTTCGGCTCCGCAGTCCTCGGCGGAGCCGCCCATCGCTTCGGCGATGCGAGCTCTCAGGGCCCCGGGGAGAAGGCCCGCATCGGACAGGGCGAGCACCTCACCAATGGTCCACTCGGGTCGGCGGGCCAGGCGCTCGGACAGGTTCCCTGCCTTGGCGCCAAGCGGGTCCGTGATGCGCTTCATGTCCCGCGGATAGTACTGGCCTCGGTGGCATACGAGGTCCTCCAGGTGGTCACAGATTTCGGCCGTGGCCCGCCCGTCCTGCTCGACGGCGGCCACGCTGAGTCGACGTTTCATTCGCCTCTCTCTCTCTGGTTGGGTTGTGCAAATCGTATGCAGATGTTCTGCGACTAGTCAAGTTCGTCAGCGTCCGTGAGCTTCCTGTATCGGTCCACGACGCCGCCTGCGGCGCGCAGGTGCAGACCCGGCGCCCACGGCAGGTCGGAGCTCATGATGTCCCGGACTTTGCGGAACGCCTCAACGCCGTCGGCGGATGGCTTTCCGGCCGAGTAATCCCACCACTCAGCCGGCCCCTTGATGAGCACCTCGTCGTGGACGTGGGCCACGATCTCGAACCCCGCTCGGTCCAGCCGCACCATGGCCGACGCCAGGCAGTCCCGGGCGACGGCCTGCACGAGGTTCTCCGTCAGGCGGCCCCCGAACGTCTCGACCGCGATGCCGCGGCGGGCGTCCCAGAACGCCACGGACGGGCGGCCCCACCGGTCCTGTGTCGCGCGGATTCCTCGGTAGATCAGGGTTCGCCCGCTGGGCAGGAGCATCCGGCGGAAAGCTCGGCCGAAGGAGTCTTGCCCGGCGACGATGCGTTCCCCGCCAGTGCGGAACTCACGGCCGAGCTGGTCCCACAACGCCGTGATGTTGGGGTTCGCTCGGCGCCACGCGTCCACCTGGGCCTGGAGCGCCTCATCGCTCGGGCCGTCGCCGGCGAACGCCCTCAGGCCGTTCGGCCCGGCGCCGTAGCCGCACCCAAGCAGGGCGGTCTTGCCCTCCTGGCGAGTCATCTCGTGGCCGACAGCGGAGCTCATGCGCGATGCGGTCTCGACGTAGAGGTCCCGCTTGGCCTCGTAGGCGTCGAGCACCCATTGCTCGCCGGCGAGCCAGGCAAGCACGATGGCCTCGATGGAGGTGTAGTCGCAGACGATCAAGGGGCCGGCAATGACCGAGCGCACGCACGCCGCGACCTCGGTGGGGCTGACGGTCTCGCCGAGCAGGCACTTGTCGAGCACGTCGTCAACCGTCTCGCCCTTGGGCAGCTGCTCCCGGGGGAGGTTCTGCGGCTGGAAGCCGCTCCCGCTCCAGCGGCCCGTGTGGGCGCCGAGGTAGCGGAGAGTCCCACGAGCTCGGTCGCCGGCGCCCCGCCGCAGCTCGGCCGCCGCGAGCTTCTTGCCCGCGACGCGGGCGGACGCCACTCGCAGCTCAGCGACTCGGCGCACCTCGGCCGGCAGCGACTCGTCCGCAGCCAGGGGCTCGACGGTCCCACGGCGCAGATCGGGGAGGCTGATCCCCTTCGACGCGAACCACGTGTGAAGCTGCGCCGTGCTGTTCGGGTTCGTCAGGCCGGTGATCCGCTTCAGCTCCTCCGCCTGCCGGCTCACGTTGTCATCCTCGCATCGCTGGAGCGCGTGCAGCAGCTCGACGTCGAGGGGCAGGCCGGTGTCTGTGATCTTCTCGGCGGTGAGCTCGACGGCGCGCTCCAGCGCTGAGGGGGACAGGTCGATAGCCTGCCACTCGCGCTCCAGCGCTCGGTGCACCTGGCGGAGTACCTCGACGTCCTGGATGCCGTAGGCGCGGAACTCGGCCCAGCGCTCGGGGTCGTCGCTCGGCATGCGGCGGCCGCCGCGGAACGTCTTGGTGGCAGGCTGTGGCTTGGCGAAGCGGTTGATAAGCAGCGTCCCGGCCGTGTCCTTGTCCTCGCACTTCAGCGCCTTGGCGAGGCTCTTCAGCGAGCCAGGGAGGCCGAGGAGGTAAGCCCAGTGCATAGTGTCGAGCCACTGAGCGGGGTCAAGGTAGACGCCGGTGGCGCGGCCGTGGGCGTACGCGCTGACCTGGATGCGGTCGAACGCGGCGTTGTGGGCGACCTTCGTGACCCGGGGGTTGCGGACAAGGGTAATGAACTCCGTCCACAGCGCTGGGTCGTGGCCCTCGGTGGTCGGCCCCTCGGTGATCTTCACGGGCTCGTCGTCGAGCGCCCACATGGCGAGGGTGATGCACGCCTCGGCGCCCTCTGCGTAGCGGTGCGCGCCGGCCGAGATGTCGATGTCGGAGTAGGTCTCGGTGTCAAGGTATAGGGTTGGCATGGCTACAGAATATGACGAAGCCCCCGGTGCCCGCAAGTTCTGCGGCCCGGGGGCTTCGTCACTCACTCATCCCCTAGTCTCTTCAGCTCCCTGTTGATGTACCACCCCGCTTTCTTCAGGTCCTCGATGGTCTTCATTGCGTCCTTGCGCCCCGCTCGGGCGATGTACTTGATCGCGTTCCCGCAGTTGAAATTCAGGTTCTCCGTGATGTCAATGACCTCTGCTCCGTTGGACCATCCCTCGGCGTAGTGGCTGGGGTGGTTCACCGAGTCACATGCGTCTCGGCCCATCGTCTCGCTCCCTCTGTCGTGTCGATTGTGGTGACTGGGTGGCCCATGGCTTCGAGGTGCCGGAGGACCATCTTCTGTGACTCCCTCGGCTGCTCGCCGGGGGCCTTCAGCTCGACCAACCTCATCTCCCCGTTCGGCAGGAGGATCAGCCGATCAGGCAGCCCCCGCATCGTGGGGGCCAGCTTGATCGCTAGACCCCCGCGGGCGCTGACCGCTGCGACCAGCGCCCGCTCGACGGGGGTCTCGGGTCTCACATCAGGCCCGCGAGGGAGTCCTCGTCAGCGGCCGGCTGACTGGCGGACGGCTGGGCGGGGCCAAACAGGCTC